GTGAGAATAGCAAAATGGTTCTTATGGGTGATGCCTCTCAGTCTGATATTGATAGAGGAACTAACATCCTCAAGTTCTGTAAAATGTGTGAGAATAACGGTATTGAAATTCCTATTGTGAGGTTCACAGTAGATGATATCGTTAGATCAGATATCGTAGGTGATTTAGTAAGGATGTTTATTAAAGAAAAGATTTAAAGGAATACACATGGCAGAACCAATTAGCGGCTTAGGAAAGGGTGGTCTCAATATGGACTTACCACCTATGATTGTGCCTCCAAATACTTTCACAGATGGATATAACATTCGTTTTGATGATGAGAGTGTACAAACAATCACAGGTGAAACCACCTATAAAGTAGTCTCTATTGCGCCTGACTTTGGCATTCATTGGAGACGCCCTGATCAAGGATATAATATCTTTGCAAAGAACGGTAATATTGTCCGTATCGATGCAGCGGGTAACTCCTCTTCAATGTTTTCTAGTACAGCCACTGAATATAACAACAGTGACTGGCAAGGTACCTTATTTAACGGAGGTTATGCAATTGTCCTTAATAACGGTACTTCTACCCCTCTATATTGTTTATATGGAAGTTCTACCGCTGGTAGTTCTTTCCAACCCTTACCTAACTGGAACTATATTTCAGGACTCACAGTTACAGCAAAAGTAATTAGGTCACTTGGATACTCTTTAGTTGCAGCTAACCTTACATTGACACAAGGCGGCGTTACAACTTACGCACCCGGAACTATTCGCATCTCAGTGCAAGCATCTACAGGTAATATCCCTCAGGTATGGCAACCCGGTTTAACTACCGATACTGCTGATGAATTTGAATTATCTTCTACTTCACCTATCTTAGATATGGCTGAGTTACGTGGTAATTTATTTGTATATTCATCTGACAGTATTTCAATGGTATCCTTAGGTGGTGCAACTACTCGTGTATCTCCTTATTCAAAGTCATATGGTATATTAAATACTGACTGTGTTGTTGAATATGATGGTAATCATTTTGTTGTTGATAGAAATGATATTTATATTCATAATGGTTCTGGTCAAATTAAATCTATTGCTGACTGGCGTATCAAGAAATATTTCTTTGGTGAATTAAATAAAGCAGCTTTAAATAAAGTACATGTAACTAAACACCCATTCTATAAAGAGATCTGGATTAATTTCCCTGAGGGTTCTTCTACTGTTTGTAATGAAGCTCTTATCTATAATTATAGAAATGATACATGGTCAAAGAGAGTATTACCTTCATTAACATATTCATTTGCTGGTCCTGAAAATGTCTCAAATGCTTTCCAATATAGTAAAGAAGTAGTTTATATGTGTACTAATACTACACAAACATTAGTAACAAACGATGGTTACCAAATGTGGAATGGTACTGCATTAACTTCTTTTACTTCTTATATTGAGAAATTAAAGATGAATACAGGGGATATTACAGGTAGTTCTTTAATTAGTTCTTTATATCCTATTTTTGATAAAGTACCTACTGATGCTAATATTACTATTAGAGTAAGAGGTCAGAATAATTATACTGATTATGTAGACTTATCTACAGATGACCCTAATTTGAAAGACACTTTTGTATTTAAACCAGATGAACAAAAGTCACAAGGCTATAAGGTTGACCCTCGAATTAATGGTCGTGTTTTAAATTACAGAATTACTTCTGAAGGTTATTGGCGACTTGCTTTAATTGGTGTTGATGCTAAACAAGCTGATCGGAGATAATAATGCTTAATTCACCCATTACAGGTAATGAAGAATTAGATGCTTTCCTGTATCAAATTCAATTCATGTCTAATACTGAAACAGCAACTTCATTTTCGGATGTTAGTAATGGGGTTACAGGTAACTCTGCTGTTGGATATTTGTATCAATACTTACATATTAAATACGCTGATGATAATATCGGTACAGGCTTAAGTAATTCTGCAACTAACAAAGAATACTTTGGTGTTTATAACTCAACATCAAGTACTGAGTCTACTAATCCTGCTGATTATACTTGGTTTAAAGTATCAGGGGGTTTTGGTAGTACTAAGTTCTTATGGTATGTAGTATTAGCAGGTAAGCTAATCCAAACTTATATTGGTACAGCTGCACCTAACGTTCTTTGGGCTGTTGATCCAGGTACTGCTATTGACTTAAATGTTATCTCAACTACTGCAGGTAAAACTGGTAGAGTAGCTTATGCAGGTGCAACTTCATATGCTATGGGTACATTACCTACTACATTCCAAACTATTGGTACTATAGGCTATCCTCCAACTAATACTTGGGGTGCTAACGAGACATGGCAAGGTACTCCACCTACATTAGGTGAAGGCGAAGGTCTATACATCTCAGCTGGTGTATATGACCCTGCTACTGGATACACTACGTGGTCAGTACCTTACTTAGCTGCTATTAAAGTACTTGCCCTTAGCGCTATTAGTGCTAACTTAGGAACAGTTAATGCAGGTGTTATTAATGCAGGTGATACAACCAATGGTGTTATCATTAGTGCAGATAACAAAACAATTAAAGTTTATAATGCAGGTGTACTAAGGGTACAGATTGGTAATCTATCTGCTTAAGGAGAGTTTATGTACGGGTTAAATACATTCAAAGCAAATGGAAGTTTATCATATAGCACAGATGATGTTACATGGAATCAAGTAGACTTCTTTATGGTCTCTGGTGGTGGTTCAGCCTCGTACAATTACCCTATTCTTTCTGGTAGAGAAGTTCTTACAGCTCAAATGCTGATTAATGCCCCTCCATTTACACGTAGAGCTTTAGCTCATACAATTACAGTAACAGGTACAACAGTATCTGTCTCAGGAGGTTCTGAAGATGCTTACATATTGGTGTTAATGAGATGAGTTATGGTTTTATTGCAACTAACAACAGCAATCAGGTATTGATTTCGAGTGATACTCGTAACTTACACTTGATTCAAAAGATATCTTCACCTACTGAAGTAACAGTTAGTATTGATGTTTATGGCGGTATCAGAGTACTTCGCTACAGAGCTACTTGTAATGTAACTCCTGTTCCTTTCTTTACAATGCCTTCCACTAGTGACTTCTATGGATGTACCCGTGTTACATCTGCAGGAACAGGTCTATGGGATATTGAAATCCTTAAGTCAGGTGGTGCAAATAACTACCCTGAAGTATATGTGTTTGCTGACCCTAGAGGAGCTACACCTACTGATACATATGGTATGAAAGTATTTAAAGATGATGGTACAGCTGCGTTTGACAGTAGACTTTCTCCTTTAGCTATTACAGGTGGTTTGAATTTAACCCATCCTAGTAACCCTAAACCAACTTTCCCTTACGGACTTAACTCGCAGTACTGTAATTCATCTGCAAGTGATTCTAGTGGCGTGTTTATTCCTACCGAATACAACACTTACTCGTTATCGTTACCTAGCAAACCTATGTTCTATTACCCTTCACTTGCTCAAGCAGAAAGGGAAGGAACATACACTAGCTCTGAGGAAGAATGTGATGGTGTGTGGGTTAAAGGTAATTGTGTAGGCGCGTATCGTTACTACTATTGGAATAGCACTTACTGGTGTTTCTACAGAGGTGGTATTAAACGAAGCACA